ACGTCACCCAGCAAGGCATCGTCCTGCAAGGCTCGGACAATCCGGCCCTGGTGATTTATGCACTCGGCAAGAACCCGAAAAAGGCAGCGGAACTCGCAACATTAACCGACCCCGTGAAGTTTGCCTTCGCGGTAGCGAAACTGGAGAAGGAATTGAAAGTTACCAACCGCAGGGCAGCACCCGCACCAGAGCGCATCGTCCAGGGAACTGGCCGAGTATCTGGCGCGGTGGACTCAACACTTGAACGGCTGCGCGATGAAGCCGCACGCACTGGAAACATGACGAAAGTCCTCCAGTACAAGCGGCAGAAACAAACAGCATCCAGAAACTGATTTTTTTTATAGGAGCCAATCATGGCAAATGCATTTTCCAAAGAAGAGCGCGTCGCGTTTGAAGACCTTCTCGAAGGCTTCAACGATGCGCTGGTCCTCTCCCGCAACGTCAGCGTCTATCGCACCGACCAGGTGATGATGGAGCGTGCTCGTGACACCATCTGGCGTCCGCAGCCCTACATCGCTCAGTCGATCAACAGCACGCCTGGCACCAGCATTGCGCTGCAGTACCAGGACATGACCCAGCTCGCAGTTCCGGCCACCCTCGGGTTCAGCCAGACCGTGCCCTGGACCATGACTGCGCTGCAACTGCGTGACGCACTGCAGGAAGGTCGTCTGGGTCAATCAGCCTCGCAGAAGCTGGCCTCCGACATCAACGTGGCAATCATGAACGTGGCGTCCTCGCAGGGCACCTTGGTCGTGTCGGTGCCCACTGGTGCTGGCAGCTACGACGATGTGGCGCTGTGCGACACCATCATGAACGAGCAAGGCGTGGTCATGAACGACCGTGCTCTGGCCCTGTCCAGCCGCGACTACAACGGTCTGGCAGGCAACATCGCCAGTGCTCAGGCCCGTTCGTTCAACGGCAACAAGTCCAACACTGCGTTTGAGCGCAGCTTCGTTGGCATGGTCGCCGGGTTCGAGACCTACAAGATGGACTACTCCAACGCGATCAACGTGCCCAATCCGTCGACCACCCAGGTCACGATTGACACGGCCAACCAGTTCTATGTGCCGCAAGCCACGTCGAACGCTGTTGGCGGCCAGATCAACGTGGACAACCGTTTCCAGAACATTCTGATCGACATCGCTGCAGGCGGCCAGGTCAGCATTGGAGACGCATTCACGGTGGCCAACGTCGAGGCGTTGCATCACATCACCAAGCAGTCCACTGGGCAAGAGAAGACCTTCCGGGTCATCGCACTGCCCAACGCTGCCCCTGGTGTGCAGACCATCGGCTCTGGTGCTGGTCAGACCATCACGATTTCGCCTCCGTTCATCTCGGGTCAAGGCGGCTCTGATGCTGAACTGCAGTACCAGAACATCAACTCGACCCCTGCGGCCGGTGCCACCATCACTTTCCTGAACACCACTGCTGGACGCATCAACGTGTTCTGGCAGCGCGATGCTCTGGAAATCTTGCCTGGTCGCTACGCTGTGCCTTCGGACGCTGGTGTTGCAGTGATGCGCGCCACGACCGACAACGGCATCGAGGTGGTGATGCAGAAGTTCTACGACATCGACAGCATGACGATCAAGTATCGTCTGGACACGCTGTACGGCGTCGTGAACAAGCAGCCTGAGATGTCCGGCATCTTGTTGTTCGGTCAGACCTGATCTTCAACCAGAATGTGGGGGGACTTCGGTCCCCTCACTTCCAAGGAGCACACCATGCCGTTGACCAAAGGTTACTCGCAGAAATCAATCAGCAAGAACATCTCTAAGGAGATGAAATCTGGCATGCCGCAAAAGCAAGCCGTGGCCGTGGCGCTGTCCACTGCGCGCACTGCAGCCAAGGCCGCAGGCAAGCCCAGCAAAGCGCCAGCCAAGCCAATGAAGGCCAAGAAATGAAGGCCGGCCTGTACGCCAACATCCACGCCAAGCGCGAGCGCATTGAGCGCCAGAAGGCCGCAGGCAAGACGCCTGAGCGAATGCGCAAGCCTGGGACCAAGGGCGCACCGACCAAGGCCGATTTTGTGGCCTCAGCCAAGACAGCGAAGAGGAAGTGATGCTGCAATACCCACGCATGCTTTACAAGACGCCACCGGCTCGCCCAGGAAAGCGCGCCGATATGCGTGTGGTCAAGGATCAAGCAGAGTGCGACCAGGCTCTGGCAGCCGGCTGGCACCTGAAGATTGAGGCAGCAGACGAGGCATCCGGCTTCGTCTACCAAAAGCCCGTCCCAAAGCCACTGCCGAAACGAGTCCAAAAGCCAAAGCCTCCAAAGCCGGTCAACAAACTCGACCCGAAGTGGAGCGCAGAGCAGCGTGCCAAGGCGGCAGCAGCAGTGCCTGAAGAGGTGCCGCAAGACGATGCGCCGGTCACCCGCGAGGAGCTTGAGGCCAAAGCCACCGAGTTGGGAATACCATTCAACGGTCGCACATCAAACAAAAAGCTCAGTGGCCTGATTGCCACTGCATTGCAGCAGGGAGGCTGACATGGGCTACAGCAAGCGCCAATTTATTGAGGCCGCATTTGCCGAGATCGGCCTTGCGTCCTATGTGTTCGACCTGCAGCCCGAGCAGCTTGAGGCCGCCAGGCGCAGGCTCGATGCCATGATGGCCGACTGGAACGGCAAGGGCATCCGACTGGGTTATCCGATCCCAGCCAGTCCCCAGGACGGCAGCATCGACGAGCAAACCAGCGTCCCGGACTCGGCCTACGAGGCGATCATCTGCAGCCTGGGCATCCGGCTGGCTCCGAGTTACGGCAAGCAGGTGATGCCTGAGACCAAGGCCACGGCCAAGCAGGGCTACGATACCCTCCTGCAGCGTGCCACGTTCCCGCTGGAGCAGCAGTTCCCCAACACGCTGCCATCTGGCGCTGGAAACAAGCCCTGGCGCGTGTACGACAACCCATTCCTGGGCAACCCCGTCTATCCGGTGACCGCTGGACCAGACGGCCCAATCGAGTACAACTAAAGGAGCGAGCACCATGCCGCAAATCAACCAACTTCCGCTGCTGGCACAGGTCTCTCCTGGCGACCAGATTCCCGTCTACGTTCCCAACAATGGCGACGCACGACGCCTTCCGATCAGCCAGCTCCTGCAGTACTTCCAGCAGACCTTTGCCAGCCCCACGCTGGCCACCAACGTCTACACGCCTGGCACCGGCTTCAACATCGCGGTGCCGACGCCTGTGGCCGACCAGCAGTGGATGCTGATCCAGCCTGCTGGCACGCTGGCCACCGGCACCGTCACGCTGCCTCTGAACACGCAGACGCCTGACGGCACCGAGGTGCTGGTCACGACCACGCAGATCATCACGACCTTTACCTTGGCGATCAATGGCGCGTCCGCATCCTATGGTGCGCCGACCACGCTGGCTGCAAACGCATTCTTCCGCATGCGCTTTGTGCAGGCGACCAACTCCTGGTACCGGATCGCCTGATCATGGCCACCAAGAAAGACCCCAGGTTGGAGCGCATTGGCGTGGAGGGCTTCAACAAGCCCAAGCGCACGCCATCGCATCCGACCAAGAGCCACGTCGTCGTGGCCAAGGCTGGCGACCAGGTCAAGACGATCCGGTTCGGCCAGCAGGGCGTCTCTGGGTCTCCAAAGAAGGAAGGCGAGAGTGCAGCCGACAAGGCGCGGCGCGAGTCATTCAAGGCTCGTCACGCTGGCAACATCGCCAAGGGCAAGATGAGCGCTGCCTACTGGGCAGACAAAGTGAAATGGTGAGGCCATGCAGATACCAATCCTGAACGGCATCTACACCGACAACGGTCCTGACCTGCGCACGAGCTACCCGGTCAACATGGTGCCGGTGCCCAAGCAGTCCGGCATCAGCAATGGCTTTCTGCGTCCTGGCGACGGCATTGTGGCCAACGGCAGCGGCCCAGGTGTGGACCGTGGTGGCATCAACTGGAACGGCATCTGCTACAGGGTGATGGGCACCAAGCTGGTTACCGTGGCCAGCAACGGCGCTGTGACCGTGCTGGGTGACGTTGGCGGCCCGACCAACACGCTAGTGACGTTCGACTACAGCTTCGACCTGCTGGCCATCGCGTCCGGCACCAGGCTGTACTACTGGAATCCGGCCACCAACACGCTGACGCAAAACACCGATCCAGACCTGGGCATCGTGCTTGATGTGGTCTGGGTGGACGGCTACTTCATGACCACAGATGGCGAGTTCCTGATCGTCACCGAACTGACCAACCCGCTGCAGGTCAATCCGCTGAAATACGGCAGCTCTGAGGTTGACCCAGACCCGGTGGTGGCGCTGCTCAAGCTGCGCAACGAAATCTATGCGCTGAACCGCAACACCATTGAGGTGTTCGACAACATTGGCGGCACGCTGTTCCCGTTCAACCGCATCGACGGTGCGCAGATTCAAAAGGGCGTCGTGGGCACGTTTGCCTGCTGCGTCTACATGGAGCAAATCGCATTCCTGGGCAGCGGCCGCAACGAAGCGCCCAGCATCTACATGGGCGCAGCAGCCACGGCGCAGAAGATCAGCACGCAGGAGATCGACGAGCTGCTGCTGAACTACACCGAGGCGCAACTGGCCACGGTCAAGATGGAGGCACGCAACGACAAGGCGCACCAGCACCTCTACGTCCACCTGCCTGACCGCACGCTGGTCTATGACGGCGCGGCTTCGCAGGTGCTTGGCGAGGCTGTCTGGTTCACGTTGACCACCACCGTGGTCGGTTTCAGCCAGTACCGTGCGCGCAATCTGGTCTATGCCTACGACAAGTGGCTGGTCGGCGACCCGCAGTCCAGCAACATCGGCTATCTGGTGGACACCATCGGCACGCACTGGGGACAAAAGGTGCGCTGGGAGTTCGGAACGCTGATCGTCTACAACGAGGGCAACGGCGCGCTGTTCCACGAGCTGGAGCTGGTCAGCCTGACCGGGCGCGTGGCGCTGGGCGTCGACCCGCAGATCAGCACCAGCTACTCGCTGGACGGTCTGTCGTGGAGCCAGGACCGATTCATCCGTGCTGGCACCATCGGCAACACCAAGAAGCGCCTGGCGTGGTTCCAGCAGGGCAACATGCGCAACTGGCGCATCCAGCGATTCCGTGGCGACAGCGACTCGCACATTGCATTCGCACGCCTTGAGGCGCAGATTGAAGGGCTGGCGTACTGATGGCCACCTCACCCTACTCTCGCAGGCTGAACCTGACGCGCGACCAGCTCGCGCAGTTCCTGACCGACCAGCAGCAGATCAGGCAGTTCGAGCTGCTGTTCTCGGTCGTGGACGAGCTGCAGGTGATCACTGGCACCGACTTCGAGTACCAGGCCGACACGGCGGCGGCCACGGCCAACGAGGCGCTGGCCCAAATTGCGGCACTGGCGCAAGACACGGCTGTCGACGATGCAGTGCTGAACGCCAAGGTTCAGCAGGCGCTGGACGCCATTCCAAGGCTGGCCCAGGTGCTCAACCTGCTGGCTCTTGCGCCTGTCGAGCAGCACAACAACTCGGTCACCACCGACTACATCGACTTCAATACCAATGCACCTGATCCAACCACGAAGGTCGGCAGGTTGCACTGGAACGGTGGCTACACGCTCAACCTGGACATGACGCCAAACGTCAACCAGTCCATCGGCGAGTCGCAGTACTACTACATCAAGGCCTCGGCCAACATTGCCAAAGGGCAACTGGTGATGTTCGATGGCGCTGTCGGGTCGTCTGGCGTGCTTAAAGGCAAGCCATCGACCGGCTTGACCAATGGCCAGCTTGTCATGGGCGTGGCGGCAGAGGCCATTGTGCTGAACGACTTCGGCTTGGTCTCCAGCTTTGGACTGGTGCGAGGATTCAACACCACAGGCACGCCTTATGGCGAAGTCTGGGCAGATGGCGACATCCTGTACTACAACCCATCGTTTGCTGGTGGTCTGACCAAGAATCTGCCTGCAGCACCCACGCCTCATGTGGTGGTGGCTGCGGTGGTCAATGCTGCACCGGCAGGCTCTGGCTCCGTCTTTGTCAGGGTTCAGGCCGAGCCGCTGGTCGGACAACTGTCTGATGTTTACGCTCCAGCACCTTCAACTGGCGATGTTCTCATTTACGACGGCATCCAGCAACGCTGGGAAAGTGGGCCATTGACGGCTGCTGCCTTGCCTGCGTTTGTCAAATCTAACCTGGTGCTCACATGGCTTTCGATGTAATTACCCCAACCAAACTGGGCCAGGCGGCGATCACCACTGGCGTGACCACGCTCTACACCGTCCCGGCCAGCACCCGCACGCTGCTCAAAGAGTTCAGCATTGCAAACACCACTGCGGCGGCCATCAACGTGCGCGTTTTTCTCGTGCCTTCTGCTGGCACGGCAGGAACGACAAACGCCTTCCTCTACGATGTGTCTGTACCGGCAAACAATGCCCTACAGTACAACGGCGTGCAGGTGATGAACGCAGCCGAAACCATCCAAATCCAGGCGGCCTCGGCAGGCCTGACCATCACGGCCAGCGGTGCCGAAGCCACATAAGGAGCATGACATGACAGTAACCATCAAAGTGCTGATCCCACCAAAGCAGGCCGAGAACGTGCAGACCACGCAGTACACGGCGGTGAACTGCAAGACCATCATCGACAAATTCACGGCCACCAACACCACTGCAGGCAATGTGACCATCAGCGTCAACCTGGTGACCAGCGGTGATATTGCAGGCGCGAGCAACTTGATTGTGGACACCCGTGCCATTGCGCCGGACGAGACCTACACTTTCCCGGAGCTGGTCGGCCAGGCCTTGGAGCCTAGCAGCTTCATTTCCACGATTGCAAGCGCAGCCACATCGCTGACCATCCGTGCAAACGGCCGCGAGATCACATAAAGGAGTAAGACATGGACTATGCAAAGATGCCAAAAATGATGGTGGCTGGTTTCGGTGGCCTGCCCATCGACGAGCCGTTCCTGACCACTGCAGAGAACCGCAAGAACTACGAGACGGCCGTGCAGGACTGGAACTACGGCCCAGAGATGCCGACCAATGAGCCTGGCGCGAACAAGCCGTTCTATGTGGCTCTGGCCAAGGCCATGCAGTGCGACGAGAAGGACGCAAGGCGCAAGCACTGCTCCAACTGCGAGTACTACGACAACAGCCTGATGACTCAGGTCAAGATCGAGCGCATTCCAATGGCCGCCTATGACAAGGGCGCAGGCTTTCGTGGCCACTGCGAGAAGCTGGACTTCATCTGCAACGACATGCGCGTCTGCCAGGCATGGGAAGAGCGCGAAGATGAAGAGGATTGACCAAATGGCAAATTGTGGGAAAATAAAGGTGCTGAGCCGATTGAGCCGCCAGCAGCTCAAAGTCCCTACTAGGAGGATTCGATGAGCGATGTCGCGGTTCAGGAAGTTGCGCAGCAGGCC